TGAGTAGGGTAAATGGGAAATTGGGAGCCGTTTGGGTAGGGGTTATTTAGATTTAAAATAATTTGTGTTCAGGTGTTAATAATGGTATGATGTAGGCGTTGGTTAGGGTTGATTAGGGGTTGGCTTGACTGGGATTAATACATACGAGGAAATAAAAAATGAACACACAAACTGAAAGTAAAAGTAATAAAAAGGGTTATACTGATTATCGGATTACTCTGCAAGATGGTACAGTTCTTAGGGCGGAAAGTTGGGGGGAATTGTTGTTTAAGGAAAGAGTTTGGGAGGAGCTGGGAGTTAAGGTTTAGGGGGGTTTTATGGAAGAAGAACTGAAGTTTAACGCTTTTGATTATAGATTAATAGGAAAAGATGATGATTAAGAAGAATGAGCTAATACTTACTTTAGTTTTTGGCGGAATTATTGCTGTTTTGTGGTTAATTGGACTGGGGTTTTAGTACATTTTGTTGTTAAGTTTTGGTAGGAAGATAAGATGAAAGAGGAAGAGTTAAAAATTTGTGTATTTTTGAATGTTAAACATGGTTATGAGGTAATTGCAGAAGTGGATAGTTGGTATTGTAGGGATTCGGGGTATGTTAGGGTTTCTGAGCCGGTTTTAATTAAGTTTGTTCAGCGGGGGGAAGAGGAAGTTGTTTTGGAGAAGGTTAAGAGTTTGGATAGGGAAATTGAAGGGATAATGGGGGAGGCTTTGAAGGAGATTGAAGGGTTGAAAGAAAGGAAGGCGGAATTGTTGGCTTTGGGAGGGGCGGTAGTTAAAATATTTGATAGGAAATGAAGTAATTAAAAATTAAGAGGAAACAAAATGATTGGAGCGGAAACAAAAACAAGCTACAAACTTTTCGTAGATAGGATAATCGACTTAGGAGAGTAAAATGAGTCTTAAGACTGAGAGTGCTGTAGTAAGAGCCGCTGATGAAAGTAATGACTTAGCTGCTATGATAAAAAGAGTATTACTTCTTTGGAGATTGTATGCAAACGGAATAAATCAGGTTACAGTTCCTTCTAAGGAATTTATAGTCTTCCCTCTTCCTACAAAACTTGAGAAGAGTGGCGTTCTTTTGGTTTCTTGCGGAGTAATAGCCATAGAAACTAGAAGTTTTGATGTTCCTGTGTATTATCAGCCTGATTCTGACTATTTTTCTGAATCTTTTGGGATTGATAATTTAAACTACATGAAGGTAGAGCAGGAAAATTATCAAATCGAAGTAGTTATAAATTTTCCGTTGTCTTGGTTATTTCTGGAAAAAGAGAGTTTAATAGAAGTAATTAAAGGAGTTAGGAAATGTTACGAAAGATCAGAAAAGGAAAAAATGTTATCCAAGGAAGAACAAAACTTAAAACTTCGCTTAGAAGCTATAGAACAAACTAAAAACATTTTAAAAGAGGAAAGAAAATGAGAGAAGAAGAAACTTATCACTAAAATTGAACAAGACTCTAAGTCTTAGGAGTAAATAATGGAAAAATATATAAATGATCTCAAAAAACCTTGTTATCGTGGCGTTACTCCAGAAACACCTTTTAGTTTTTTAGATTTTTACGAAGTCCCAGAGCAATTTGACTCAGATATACAATATGCTCTGCATACAAACCTTGGAAGTCTAACAGTTCTTGATAGAATGACGGGGTTTGGGGTCAGAGATACTGAAACAGGATACAGATCACTGGAAGGGAAATTTTGGTTAGCGTCAGGCGGCTATGATGTGCGGGAAAGTGGAGTAGAGACGATACAAGAAGCTATTGATTGGGTTAAGAAAAATGCTAATACTTGTGTTGGAAGGTAATTTTAAACTAATTAGGCAATTAAGAAGTTACGGCTTCAGTAACCAAACCAATCAACTTTAACTAGAGAAATAAAATGTCTTCACAATCTAATAAATTACATGTTAAATTAAGTTCAGGAAAAGAAGTAACTCTTCCGATTTCTGCTAATTACCCACTTCTAACGCAACAAGAAATATTCGACTGCTTTTGTTCTTGGTTTTTTAGAGAAAATTATATTCCTTGTGTTAATGAATTAGGGGAAATAGTTTATAAAAACACTAACAACGCTTGTCCAATTGGAATCTTTCTTCCAGATTTAATGTTTAAGCCAGAAATGAATAAAATGTCTGTAGATACTTTGGTTTATAACTATTTAGCAGAAAACTCAAATATACGTATTCCGGGATTCTTTGTCTCGTACGAAGATTTACTTTCAGCTTTACAAACTTGGTTCGACGATTATGGCTATTCTTGGCGAGAAGATGTTAAAGAATTTGGAGAAACTTCCCATATTCCGCAAAGAACAATAACCCTTTTAAGGGCAATTGCTTGGGATTTTAAACTTAATGAAGCCTTTTTAAACAAAGGATTAAACAAGCAAAAAAAGTTTAATTTTTTATCTTTTTTGGGAAAAAGTTTATTATTTTTTATTAAACTGTTTAAAACGACGGCAATTGTTTTTTTAATTTATGCTTTGTTTAGCTGGTTTACGTCCGCTAAAGCAGATAAAGCTCCAAGTAACTGTATTAACAAACATATTTGCTTAAAGTTTGACTCGAAGCGTCGTTGCGTCTTCTGGGCTAAGACTAAAACAGGAAAGTTTTTAACTTGTGGAAAATGAGATGTTAAAGTTAACAATGTTAGAGTTTTGCTTATTGGCAATTCTACAAGAAAGTGAGGAAAAGGTAAAAGCGGCTAGCTTACATAGGAAGTTAGAAATAAGACTTATAAATGTAGATGTTTCTATTTTTTCGGTACATGTTTGCTTACATAGAATGGTTAAGAAAGGGTACATTGCGGTGGAAGCTGAACCTAGAGCGCAAGCTATTAAACGCTCAAACCTTCGTTATAATTTACTTCCAAAAGGTAATACCTTATTGGAATTTGCGAAACAAAGAATTAAAAACCTTTATTAAGGAGAAATGTTATGCTTATGTTAGTTGGAGGACTCTTTCTTTTTGCGTTTGGTATTTTAACTATTCCACATTTTCTACCAATTGTTATAATTTTTGCCTTAATAGGGCGAATATTTTCGTCTGATTCGGAGCGGTAGGACATGACTTCTGAAAAAGTTCTCTTAGAGTTTAAAACTTTTATCGCAGGACTTCCTTGTTTAATAAAAGTAACAAGATTTTTTAAAAAGAAAGGAGAGTTTTCTTCTCAATCGACTAGCGAGGAGGATTATTATGGTTATGTTGAGATTGAATACGATATTTACGACCGGAAAGGGGTTCTTGCTCCACAATTTGAAGAAAAATTAACTTCGGTTATGAGGGCTGATTTGGAAGAAGAAATTTCAGATCGTCTGGACGAAGAAAATTACAACAATTAGGAAAAGAAAATGAACAAAAAGAAAGTTAAAATTTTAATACTTGGGGAAAGCGAAGTGGGAAAAACTACTTTTGGTAAAATGCTTTCAATTGTTTCAGGAGAGGAGTTAAAATTCGCGGATACTTCCACTATTTGGCTTGAATGGGAGTTTCCTTTCCTAAATAAACAGGGAAAAGATTGTATTCGGACTTGGCAAGAGGAAAGAAGGTCTTCTGACAAAAATATCGCTTCTCAAGCTAGAGAAAACTTAACAAAATTTTACGATGCTTACGGAAAAGAAATCGCTGAAGCTATTTTTACTAAACTAGACATTTATGCTGGAGCTAGGCAAGAAAGCATAGTACAAACTTTGCAGAACTTTTGTGAAAAAGAGAACTATAGACTTTTTTGTATCTATTTAAGTAAATGTTCTTTCCCTCTTGAGCAAAACTTACAAGCAATCTACAATCAATTTACTTATCGGCATAAGGTGTACATTTGGCGAAATTATAAAAATCTTAATTGGCTGGAAAGATGGCAAAGTTTTTCTTATTTTAAGAAAGAATGCGAGTTTTTATTACAAGAGTTTCAAGCTGCTGGATTACTTTCAGAAAATAAGAAATCTTTTTTACAAAAAGCTAAAATTCGCCTACAATTGTTAAGGAATTTTGGAATATGAATAGTTTTTTCTTAGTTTTCTTGTTTGGGTATCTTACCCCAATACTTTTAGATTTTCTTATTCCAGGACTTACAATAAAGAAGCTTATAATGTTCCTGCTTACCTTAAGTTTCTTAGTTTATATTTTTTCTCATATTTAAAACAATCATCATGCTTAGTTTATTCTTTTTACTTTTAATAAGTTTGACAGTCTTTTGGGGAATTGTTATTAATTACTCTTGGACTACTGGAAAAATTTCAGAAATTGCCGTTCTTTTTCTTCTAATAATAATATTAGGTTACATTTACACGGAAGGAATCGTTTCTTTAAAATACAGAAACGGATTTTTACTTTTAAACTCTTATTACTTGCTTTGTAGTATTGTTCCTATTCCTGGAAAAGCATTAGTGAAGATATTTTCTTGGGTTTTAATGTTAATATTATTTATGACTTTTTCGCTTACCATAACTGTAATAATTTAAAAGTAGTTAATTTTTACTTCCAGCCTCCCATAAACCGGAGGCTTTTTATCGTCAAAAATAAAGGAAAACTCATGGCCTTAACTCATCAACAATTTATGGAAGTTATTAGTCTTATTAATCAAACTTCTTCAGCTCAAAGACAAGATATTGTTCAAAATCTTATGCTTCATAGAGATTCGATTCAGAATTTACTCGGAATTGTTCCTTCTGAAATGCAGAAAATACTAGACGGAGCAAAACTCTCAACAAAAGAAAATACTTTCATAGAAGTTGTTAAAGGGATAATGGCTTATCGGGAAACGAATGGAACTTCTAGCCAAAATAAGAAAAAGTATCAAGCAATGGGTTTAGTTGACGATCAGCAAAATGCCTATGAAGCCCTTATGCGTCAATCTACAATTCTGGATATTATTAAGAAACAAGAAGAAGTTATGAAACTTCGTCATGGAAATAAGAAAGATGCGGAAGAGTATTTAAGTGTAGAAGTCTTAACTCCAATTTTTTCCCAGGGCTTAGGAAATGTAGTTTCTCAACTTCGAGCCGCTGGAATGCTTAATCCAATTCTTATCTCCGCCGTTAATAAATGTATTGAAGAAATTTTACGAATTGGAAAAGCTTTAATTTCCGAAGCAAATGAAGAAATTGGGACTTACTTAACAGAGTACGAACTAAGCGAAGAAAAGTGGGAAAGAACTATGGAGGACTTAAAGCAAGCTCAGATAATTTTACTGGAAATGGAAATAAAAGAAGGGAAAGAAGGAGAGGGGTTATGAGTCTTGCTCGATATGCAGCTAAAAGATTCCTAGGAAAGTTAATTTGTGGGCTTTTTAAACCTTTAGACACGAGATCGAGTATTACTTGGGCAAGAGATAATATTAATCTTGGTTTAGATACTACAACTATCGAACCTGGAAGATTCGATGCTTTAGTATTCCCGGCATTAGAATACGTTTATAAATGTTTAGATAATCCATTTATTCCAGTAATTTACTGTATTAAGAGTGCTAGGTTTGGCTGGACAACGGCTACTCTTGTTTGGCTTACACATACAATAGTTGAATGGCCTAGAAATGTTCTCTTTTGTTTCGGAACAAAAGACGCTGCGCAGAAGTTTTACAAAGATCAATTTGAAAGTTTCATTGCGGGTATTCCAGCTTACTTAAAAAGTATAAACATCGGTAAAGCGTTAAGTAAAGTTTCTTGGAATCATACAACTTTTTACGGAGGAGTTTTAAGATTCATTTCAACGCGAGTAATGACTAATGTAAAAAGCACTAATGCCCCAATTATTATCATGGAAGAGCCGGATAATAATCCGAACGACGTAAATCAAGAAGGAGATTTAATCTCTAACTTATTTCAGCGGATGAAAAATGTCCCAATCGTTCTTAGAAAGTTTATAGTCGGAGGAACTCCTACTATTGAAGGTTTAAGTCGAATAGCCAAACTTATGTCTTATTCAAATGATATGGTCTTTCGAGCAGTTTGTCATCATTGTTCCGGCTTCGTAGACATGGATCATACTTTCTTTAATTACTTTACTTGGGGTATGTTTCCAGACGGTTTTGAACATAAACAATACGGAAAGTATGATCCGAATACAGTAATCTGGCTTTGTCCACATTGTGAGCAGGAATGGAGTTTCGAGCAGAAGGCTAAAAACATTCTTGAAGGAAAGAAGTACGGATTTATTGACCATACCGGAGAGTTTTCCTGCGGATGGCATCCTTTGCAACCAGATATTACAGAAATCTTCGGTTTCAGAGGAAGTGAATGTCTTTCACATCTTCCGCAAAGTAACTTTATAGAAATGAGTAAAACAATTCTTGCCGCAAAGTTCGCCTTAAGCAAAGGAGACGAAAGCTTAATGACTTCCGTTATGAATAACATGTACGGGTGTACTTATCGGGTTAGTAAAACTTCTGTAAGTAAGGAACTTTTAGAAAAGTATTACTCAAACTTTCTTCCAAAAGTCGCTCCTTATGAAGCAATTATGCCCTATCTAGGAATTGACGTTCAAAGAAACAGACTTGCTTTTACTATTTGTTGTGCGGGAAAAGATTCTAATGTCTATGTAGTAGATTGGTTTGAAGAGTTTGGAGAACCTTGTTCCTTTGACTCTTCTCTTTGGCTTGACGCTACTGCTATTGTTCGTAAAGGAATACAACATATTTCAGGAATAAATTTAAACTTTCAAGGAATTATTATTGACTGTCAAGATGGGATTACTTCAGAATATGTATATCGCTGGGTAGCGCAATTACGAACTTTAGGCTATCCGGTTTTTGCTGTTCGCGGAGTTAATAATTTACGCCTTTCTTCCGATCCTATCTTTTCTCTTCCAAGTTCTACCATGAATTTTGGGCAAAAAGCTCAAATTAAAACTCTTGCAGATACTTATGGAATTATTCCTTATCAAATGGGAACTCACGCCTGTCAGAGTAAGGTAATGCTTTGGCTTGAAAATACAACTAAGAAAGAACTTTCAGGGGAAATGAAAATTTCTGAATGCTTATACTTTACAAGGTATGAAAGGGACGACTTTTTAGATCAAATGACTCCTTGTGTTCTTGTTCCACAAAAGATACAGGGACAAAGTATGTACAAGTGGGAACTTCCAAGCGGAAAACGAATGGAAGCTTTAGCTTGTGTTAAGATGTGCTTTTGGGCAATGACGAAAGATGGAATATTTAATTATCGTGATGTTGAATGGGAGAAATTATCAAAAGCTATTTTAAGCTAGTTTTCAACTGTTAAAAATCAAGACTTTATAACTAAATTATCCTATGATATACTTGACTCATCAAGTGGGTGCTTGGTGTTCATTGTTTTTTTCCTCTAGGGTGTTTTTATGGATGTGGAAAGGTTAGGAAAATTTATCATTGAAATATGGGAAATTGATCAACCTATTCCACATCCTTTTTTTAAGAATACTTTTCTAGGTTTCTTCCTTTCAAAAGAAGAAAGTCAAACTGAAGCAAATAACTTCATCCTCCTGCTGCAAAAAACTCCACATTTTTTCCTTATTAAAAATTCTAAATGTTTTGAAATTTTATTCTCCCTTTACTGTTACTTCGGAGAGGAAAATTTCAAAACTCAAGATTGCTTTAAGAAAATTTTAAGCCGAGATTTTTCAATTTCATCTTATCAGAGTTTCTTAACTCAATTCCTACGAAGGCAAGAAACTAGAAATAGTTTACGTTTATTTTCCCAAACTTGGGTAACAATTAGAGAAAGGGAAATACAATGGCTGCAACAATAGAAGAATATCAGTCAGAACTTGTAATAATTAATACGCAAATTTCCTACATTTACAAGAACTTACACCTTCAAAGACTAGAAATTCAAACTGTACACGGAAAAACAGTAATTCAACACGCCAATTTTGCTGACGTTTTGAAAACTTTACAAGCACGGAAAGCTTGGCTGGAAGACGCTATTGCAGCACTTGAGGGAACGCTTAATTCAATTGTGGATACTTCAAGAACTCCTCGCGCTATTCCTTTAGTTTATCGAGGTTAATATGAGCAACGTAACCTCTATTTTCTCTGACCTAAAACTCCTATTCCAAAATATGGGAGGCTTTTCCGCAGCCTCAACAAATTTTAAAACTCAACATAGAAAAACTTTAAGTGATTCTGAAGACCCTGTAGCTGCGGAAAAAGAATTTCTTGTTTCCCGTATTAGGCACTTATATTGGAATAATACTTTAACGCAAAATGCTGTTGAGAGTTTTGTTGCTAATTTAGGAGGCTTAGAAGTTATTTTCGTTGATGAGAAAGGTTCTGAAATTCCCTTTTGGGCAAATGCTTGGAAAACTTTCTCTGAAAATATTTCTTACGATGGGTATGGAAATTTTGCTTCATTGCAAACAATGGCAAATAGGACATTTGCTGTTGAAGGTGATTTCTTTGCTAGAAGGGTAAATGTTTTCGAGAAAGAATTTGTTCCTTTTCAAATTGAGCCAATCTTTTCAAACAATGTTCCAATAAATTATTCAGAGTATACCGAACAAATCTATTATGGTATTGGTTTTAAGAAAGGAAAACCAGACTATTACCTTGTTAAGCCCTGGAATAAGGACATTCCAGCGGTTTTAAAAGCTTCAGAAACTTGGCCTTATGGATATGAAGTTATCCCTGCGGATAAAATGATTCATGTTTGGGATAAGAAATTTCCAGAACAGAAACGAGGATTGCCGTTACTAACTTCAGTTGTTACTCAAGTTTGGCAACATTCAGACTTAGAAACAAGTACAGTAACTAAAGCAGTAAACTCTGCAAGTTTTTCTTATACCGCGAAACAAGATGGAACTAATCCAGATTTTCGCCCCGATCCTTTAACAACTATTCGGAACGGAGTTAGAGATGCTGAGGAAGTTACTGGAAATAAGAAAACTCCTGTCCAATTTTACGAAACAGACGCTGGGCAAGTTTTGCATGGAACTGGAATGGATATTCAGTTATTGCAATCGGAAGGAATTAAGACCGGCATTAATGAAATGCTTGAAAGAATGCAAAAACTTATAGCAATGACTTTATGTTCGGCAAGTTTTCAAGTTGACGGAAACAGTGCGGAGTATAATTATTCTTCAATGCGGGCAAGTTTAGTTGCTATTGATTTAAAACTTTCCTTACTTAGAAAGACAGTTTTCGAGCCGCAATTAGTAATGAAGATTGTAAATTGGTGGCTTCCTGCAATTGAAATAGATTACCCAAACGAAGTAAAACCTAAAGTTCTTCTTCGTTATCCTAAAGCTGTTGTTCCAAACTTACTCGAACAAATGAAAGCTTTGGAAATTGCTCTTAAAAATAGAATTTACCCAATTAGTAAAGTTTATGACGATTTAGACATTGCTCCAGAGGAGTTTAATAACGAAGTTCAGCAAATTTGGGAAGAGTTTACTAAATTAAAAGAAACTATGGGAGCTTTAACTAATGGAAACTAGATCAATTTGGACTTTATTTGGTATTTCAGAAGAAAGTATTAAAATTTTACTCGCCTATACTAGCGTTATAATTATAGCTTCTTGGGGCGGGGTTAGTGCTTATTTAATAAAAATTAAAAGATTTGATCTTAGATTTTCTATTTCTGAGTTAATTGGAGAAATTGTAATATCAAGTTTTATCGGTTTTACGGTAGCTTTGTTATTAAAAAGTGCTGGCGCTCCTGATGGAATTATCTGGGGAAGTGCTGGACTTTGCGGACACATGGGAAGTCGCGCTATTTATTTATTAGAAATTCTTACTCTTCGTTATGTTAAGAAAAGTCTTAATTTGGATTTAAAAGAAGAAGAAATAACTAGCGTAACAACAAGACCTTTTAATCCTACAGATAAGGAATCTAAAGGAGAAAATAATGGCTAGAGTAGCAGTTTTAACTATTTTAGGAAGTCTCGGGAATTGGCAATATGAAAGTTTAACCGAAGCTAGTTCTTATTTCCTTCAGCAGAAAGCTTATGCTGATTCTGCATTCTCTACAGGTCAAACTCTCTATTCCTGGGAATTTCCTCCAGAAATTATTATCTTAAAAATAAATAGTCCAGGAGGAAGTACTTCTGGAATGTTCGGAGCAATGGCTTCAATTAGAAGTTTATCTGAAAGCGGGATTCCAGTTTTAGCTGTTGGTGTTGGGCATGTTTGTAGTGCTGGGTACTCTTTAGCTTCGCAAGCAGATTATATTATTGCTCTTCCCGGATCGGAATTTGGAAGTATTGCAGTTGCGGCAAGTTGGGAAGACGATTCCAAACAAAGAGAAAAAGATGGGATTACTGATTACTTTTACTCAACTTCCTCCGACAAGATAACCGGAATGCCTGGAGAGAATAAAACTCCAGAAGAAATAAAAACTTATTTAAAAACTTCTGCTGATACCACTTACGCAGAAATGTTAACAAGATTAGAGAAAGCAAGACCAGGAATCACGCAAGAAGTAAATAGATTAAATGGGGGAAGTTTCCTGGTAAAAGAAAACTCTACTTCTCCTCTTTATGACTTTGTAGCAACTTCGTTTGAAGAAGTTTTATTAACTTTACAGGAAACTGATATGAAAAATTCGAATTTTAAAAAATTCTTTATGGGGGGTAGTGTGGGAAAGATTAGCGCAGAGCAAAAGGGTTCTGTTGTTGCGACAATACATTCTACCGCCGAACAATTACAACAACAAGCGACGGCTGAGGCAACAAAGCCAGAATCTATCGCTTTGTTAATTTCTGCCGCAGTAAAAGCAGCAATGCCGGAAATTATTAATCAAGCAAAGGTGGAACTTGCTGCTTCTATTGCTCCAATTAAAGCAGAAGTTATTCTTCCGGCTGTGGAAAAGACAGAAGTAGCCTCCATTGAAAGCTTAATTACTTACGCAAAGGCTAAAGGTATTGATGCAGAAACAGTAATGAATGTTGCTTCTCTTGGCTTAACTCAAACTCAAGCAGAAAAAACCTTACTTCTGGTTTCAGCAAAACAAGATGCTAAGTTTTCACAAGCTAATGAAGGCCAAAAAACTGTTGCAGAAGTTGAAGCTTTACTTAGCGAAGGGGCAAAAGATAAAAACGAATCTTCCGCCGAAGCTATGGCGCAAGCAGTTCTTGAGTTCACTCAAGCCAAACTTAAAAAGAATCTTTCTTAATTAGGAGAATAAAATGCATACAAATTTATTATGGAATAAAGTTGCGGATTTATCCTCCGTTAGCTCAGATTCCGAAACAATTACCCTTACTTCAGGAGTTCCGAAAGGAATAATTAAAGGTTGCGAAATTGCTGCTAAAGTTGCTTCTGGATTTAAGCTAAAAAAGGGAACTCTTTTGACGGTCAGTTCTTCTGCTGCTGAACTAACTCCTCATACAGGATTTGCAGAAACTTATACTTGGGTTCTTGATGGTACTGTTACTCCTACAGCGACAGAAGATACGGTTTTAACTGTAGCTGGAGTTACGCTAACTTTCACCGGAGCAATGACTGTTGCTAACTTGTTTGCAGTTCTTAATGGAGCAAAACCTGGAGATACTGGAGCAACTTTAGCTGCAAAAGGAACTTCTGTAGCTGGCACTGGAACTTTAGCAGGTTGGTATCCTTTAACAGATGCAACTAATTTAACTATTCTTTGGGTTAGCTCAACTTCTGGCGTAAACGTAAGTGCTTTAACTTTTACTTTAGTTGATACCGCTGGTTCTCCAGTTGACCTTAGTTCTCATGTTACGGCAACAAATACAGCTTTCAGTTCTTCTCCTGTTTCAGCAATCTTAGCAACTGATGTTGATACTACAAGTACGGCTAAAACTTGCCCAGTATTTAAAGAACTAAAAGCTTACGCCGATCAAGTTGTTTTGTTTTCTGAGCCAGATACAGAAACAGAAACAGTTTATGGCTTAGTCCCTACTATGTTAGCTACCGGATTGTTCTCTTATGAGCAACTAGCTTTACGTTTACTTAATACCGAGTTTGAGATTAAACAATCTCTTACTTCACTAGCTTAATTAGGAGAATAAGATGGCTCGTCCTTTACCAATTAGTGATATTAATACAGCAAGTTTAATGCTGTATTCACAAAATGCTGTTGCCATTTGGCAAAATCCACCTAATCCGGCCTTAGGTTTTTTGTATAATAAATTTGTACAAAATGCTGGCTATACTCCGATGGCTAGGCAACTTCCTATTGCTATGGATGTTTTGCATGTTCCAGTAGCGGCTGAATTTGCTAATCCAAGAATGGCCTTACCTACTATTGATGGGAATGCTTCTAACATTACAGTAGTTAATTCTTTTCCTCTAAATGTTCCCTTAACTGGTTCAACTATTGATGAGTGGGAAGATGCTAACTTAATTTATTCGACTTTAGGACTAGGCACACAAAAGAATTATTCCGCTCATAATGCGGAAATTCTTGCCGGTCGTATGATGTTTGCCGAAGAAGCCATGAGAAATCGTTTTGAAGTCATGACTTTGGATATGATTGAGAATGCTAGAATTGCTGTAACGGGAAACTACACAGCTCCAGTAAGTAACGTATTTACCAGAAATACTGTTACAACTGTTGCTCAACTTGATGATCCTAATTATTCAGTAGCTAATTTAGTTACTTTAGATTCAGGAAACCTTCGTTGGGTAGAAGCTGACAATACGATGAATACCGCAGCTCATCCTGTAGAAAACGTACAACAAATGATTGCTTGTCAGAAAAGATTCGGAGCTGGCGGAGCTTCTGGTTTCGTAATGTCTCCTTTAGCTCTTAAAGCTTATCAAACAGACTTTGAAACAAATTATAAAGACTTAGCAACGACTACTTTATTGACTATGGGAGGCAATGTTGCTTTTGAATTGCCGACTTCTTTAATGCAAATTGGTTGGAGTTTGTTAGGTTATGTTCACGATCGCGCAAATAATTGGCAACCTTTGCCTGTTTACGGCGGAAGCTCAATTCAATATCGTGATTGGGCAGATTCTTCAACGAATAACGACTTCTTACCGACGGCTGAAGAGTTTTGTTTTCCGATTCCGAAAGTTCCGGTAATTGCACAAAAGTTTACTTATGTAGACTTGGCGGTATTCGCTGACGTTAGAGCGATGTATGCTGTGAACGTTTGGAACGACCCAGAAACAAAAGAAACTTACGGTAAAATGTTGCATAGAGGTTACTTATATCCAAGTACGAATCCTAATGCAATGCCTTATTGGATTGTAGGTTAAAACTTTGGGGAGAGGTTTTCTCCCCGATTTTTATTAAAAAGTTCTTATGGCTCTTATAGTTAAGCAACTAGACATTATCAGTCAAACCTATAAGTCAAGAGTTACAGCTCTTAGAGAAACTTTTAATAAAAATCTTTTCGAGTTAGTAAAGGATTGGGAAAAAACAGCATCTAATACTTATGTTAATTCTGAAGGTTTAGAAGGCTTTAAGAGAATCGTAGAAGTTATTCCTCTTTCCCGAAGTTCAGGAGGAACAAGGAAAACTATTCGAGCAAGAATTTTATTAACTGTTATTCCTCTTCCTTTAACTAATTTCTTTATTGAACAGCAAAGAGTATCTACAGGAAATAGTATTAATAGTGCTTCAGTTAGAAGAGGAAAGTATTCAGAAAGTAAAAAAGGAAGTTTTACCTCTTATGAAGATACGTTTACTAAAGCTAAAGTCCTGCGACAAGGGCAGCCAAGATTGGTTCAGCCTAAGGGAAAAACTGGAACTTTGGCAAGTGCTAACGGAATTAAAGCTTTTATGTATTCTCCAAGTAATCGAGTAACAGCTAAACCAGAAACTCCTTTAGGAATTTATGTAAGACTTCAAAGTAAGACTTGGCAAGGACAAGACCGACTTCCTACTTATAAAATTTATGCTCCTCCTTTAGCAATTTTAATGCTTTCTAAACGAGTTAGAAAACGAATTAAATTAGAACAACGAATCGAGAACTTACATGTTTAATTTAAACGCTGAAGGTTTATTGGAAGCTTCTGGGGCTTCTGAACTTAGGTATTATCTTTCTGATACTTTAGTTACTTATGGAAGAGTAGATTTTTATCTCTCTAACGAGCAAAATCAAGAAGTTACTAAATTTGAGGTAAGAGTTGCTTTAAATCAGAAAGAAAATTTTCCAGAAGAAAGTAAATTCTATGCTCAGGCAATTGAAGACAAGCTTCTTTGGTATTATCTTCAAGTCAAACAAATAGATAACGACTTTCCTCTTTTTGCAATCCTTTACTGCGATTTAATTAAAATGGAGACCGTAAGTTAATGTTATTTTCCTTAGAAGCTTATTTTTCTAATGTTTGTTCAATGCTAGAGTGGGAATTTCTAGGAATACAAGAGACTTTACTTTGGAATCCAGAAGAAGAAATCTTAACAGCTAAGAAAACTTTCTTAGCTTTAAATCCTAATCTTTACACTGGAAGTCGTTTATTTCAATATCCAGAAAAATTTCCTACAAGATTGGATAATCCTTATTTAACAGAAGGGGATTTACGCTATCAACAGGGAACTTTGTTAGTTACTGATAAGTATGTATTAGAGCCGGATAGAGACTACATTCTTTACCCTTTAATTGAAAATGAAAGTTTGCAAGACTTAACTAATACCTTACGCTCATTTAATTATCAAGATTCTTTACGCATAAATCTTGGAGAAGTTGTAAGTTCAATAACTTCAGACAGAATCTCACATCAAATGCAATTTTACATTCCGCTTAATAATGCTTTTGGGGCATAATATGAAAACTAAATCAGACTTACCTCCCTATCAACCAACAAGAAAGAAAATAAAACAAGAGGAAACTCCTTCTTGTTGTTTAGTGGAAATTGAAAAAACTATAGAAGAAGAGAAAGAACAAATTCTTTCTTCTGATTCTACTCTATCTACAACTAATCAGGAGTAAAAAATGGATTCAAATTTAATGCTTAACGCGACTCAGGTAATTCGCGGAAAAATACAAACTGTAGTAGGAGTTCCTGAAGACTTATCTACAAGTTTATGGCTTCCAGCTACAAATGTTACAGAAAATCCTCAAAATCCGGTAACTACACAAGCTATTTTAGCTAGTCCAGATCAAAGACCTATTATTAGCTATCAAACAGATAGTATTGAAGGTTTTGGGGCAGATACTTTTCTTTTTAGTGGGGAATCTTTTATTGGAAAAAGATATACGGCAAGAACTGCTACTGCTTATTTTCGGGCAACTTCTGGAACGACCATAACAGTTACTGCTGCTGATACTTTTGTATTAAACGGCGTTATAGCTACTGCTTTGACTACTCCTTCCACAAGTATGGCGGATTTAGTTGAACAATTTTATGAGTATGTTACTAATGGAACAACTCCAGGAGCTGATTACTCTTTTACTGGAACTTGGGATGCTACTTGGAATTTATACATTGGAACTCCAGCGACAGCTTCTGCTTATTTCTTGCTGGCGGCTTCTGATCCATTAAGCACCGTAACTCCTCCCTCGGCTTCTGGGGCTATTGCTGGAATTACTCGAACTGCTGTTACAGGAACAGGAACGCAATTAAATCTTCATCAGCTTTATCCTTTCTTAGTTTCTGCTGGTTTAAGTCCTACTTTTGGCTACTCTTTAGGTTTGCCAGAAACAGTATCAAATGCTGTAGATGAATCTTTAGCTTTTATTGATACTGAAAAACAATACTTAGCCGCTGTAAGTTCTGACTTAACTGCTACTAATTTAATTATCCAAAGATTAAATTCGATAAACTTAGGAACTGAAGGTAATACTTCTGTTGATACTTTGCGGACAGAGTTTGCAACTTTTAAAGCAAGAGTTTCACAACAACCTTTAAGCCTCAGAGCTTTAAATCAAGCAATTATCTCCGCAAATAACGACTTTAGATCAAATATTGCACAAGGTTTGTATTATGAAGCTGTTAGCGATTATAAGTTAGCTTTAGCTGATATTAATGGTGATGGTTATATTACCTTAACCTCTAGTTTAAATAATAACTTAGCCGTTACTATTCAAGGAATTACTGTAACTAATACGACGGGAAGTCCAGCCAGTGCTGCTGAAGTAGTAGACGTTTATTTAAATGGAACTTCCGGTTCATTAACTCGCTCTGGAACAATTACTTCTCCATATACTGCGGTAAGCCGTCCAGGAAACTTAAATCAAATTGGGTTTACTAAGACTGGAAGTTATGATGTTTGGGATATTACTTATTCTTCCACGATGGCAACTTTTTCTGCTAAAGTTACCTATCCTTTAGTTACAGTTTTTGTGACTGGCGCGGGAAGAACAACTGTTTCTGGTTTAATATCAGATTTAACTAACTCTAATGACGCTAAAACTATTACTTTCAATGCGTTAAAAGCAGATCTTCAAACCGCTTGGAATAAAGCTGTAGGAAATATGACTCCTGAGCAATCCGTTTATAATGCTGCGGTAAGTGGTTGGTTGGCAGACTTCAATACTTTCTCTACTGATGTTACTTTTTTACCTAGTTCTTTAGTTTATGTGTATAACTACATGGAAATTAACGATGATGGTATCTTAGGTTTAGAAAGAATGTCTATCCAAACTCTACGTTTTAACGAAAATGGAACTAGAGCTAAGTCTATTATTGCTACTGATGTTGTTGTTTCCTCGCTTGATTTAGCCATCATGGCAAATCAACCACCTCAAGTAAAAATGACTATAGTTGGAGAGCCTGTACTTGATGGAACAGACTTTATCGACGGAAGCATTGTAAACTTTTCAGAAGATCGTTTAAAATTAATGCCTGAAGCTAAACCAGGAACAATTACTTTCCAAAGTTTAGTACTTTCTAGTGATGTTTTCTTGAATGAAAACTGTCAAGTTCAAGAGTTTAACTTACCGAACTTTGCTGGAGTAAAGATTGACCGTATTACTACGATGAGTCAGAACTTCCATAAGGTTTCTGTCGAGCCTACGAATCGTAAAGCAAGTATTACTGTTATCGAAGGCGATTTATCCGCTGTAGTTGGTGGAATTTCTGATTACAAAAGTTTAATGAACCAAAAGTTTAAGTTTAAACTTGGTGTCGGGTCTCTAGCAGGTTTCCGCTATACTTTAAATATGGAAGGATTGCTAACTAACGATCAGCCAACTCAAGTACAAAATAGCGTTGCAGCAAGACAGTTAGAATTAACTGTAACTTCTGCTTCTCTTCGTATCTCTTAACCAAAAGGAAAACTAGGGGAAGGAAACTTCCCCTAATTCTTATGACTTATTACTCTTACCCACCAGTTGAGTTAATCTCAATTCAACATCAAGAACTTAAAATATATTTTGGTTTTCTTTTTAGAGCAAAAGAAGAGAAACAAAATATACTTTTAGAAGTTGGAAAATTGTTTCTTCCTGGAAGCAAAATTTCAGACCAGTATAGACAGGCAAAGAAATTAATACTTACTTATGTGCAATTTGTTCATGTGATAGAAAAGCCGGAAGAACATAAAAGAATTTTAGAGAATTTTTTAAACACTTTTCTATTTCAAGAAACTTTCTTTCCTACAACTTTTGAAATTTTTAAAATATTTCTAAAATCTGAAACAACTTTAACGGAAATTATTTTTGAGAACGTAATTTCTTGTTTAAAGTGGGAAAAAGAGCAAGAAAAAACTAAATTAAAACTTTCAGAAGAGGAAAAGAAATTAGAAGGTTTGATTGACTTTAATGCTTATGAGAAAGCTTTAAAAGCGGAAAAGGAACTTTGGGAAGGTTTTGAAGAAGAAAATTTAACTAAAACACAAAGCAATGAAGAAACTCCGTTTTTAGTCAAGCCTTTAAAACAAACTGAAGTTTATCCTTGGTTTGATTTTTATTTAAAAACTTCAGAAGAGACTGGGGAAGAATTATTTCCGTTATTTCCTGAAGCAGAAACTTACTTACGAACGCAACGAATACTTCCAGCGTTCATAAGCATGGAAAGAGGTCTTCCAGAAACCTTAGTTTGCGAATTCTGGAAACAAGAAAAAGAAGTAAGTTTGTTAGAGTTTATCGAATTTACTTTATTATGTCAACAATTTTTAATATGAGAAAAGAGAGAAAACGATGAGTAATATTTTAGACCTGCCCACGAAAGTTAGCTTAAAAGTCGAAGCCTTAATCGGTGATGATACTTTTCCTTTCAACATTGAATTCCCTAATTGGGATTATGCGGAAAAATTGGAAAAAGGAGAAGAGTTTTTCAAAACTTTGGAAGAAATTGATAAAGCGATTGCTGGAATTATTGAAAAAGCGAACGAAGCTCCAGCTTTAAGTAATATTGTTTTTGCGACTCTCGGAAAAGAAGTTCAAGCAATTGAAAACTTTAAGCAAGCAAAAGAATGGATTAAAAACAATGCTTTAGCTTTTACCGGCTTGTCGATTAAGATTTCTGAAGAAGAAAAGATTACTACTATTCGGAAAGAGCATGAATTATTCGGCGAAACACTTAATAACTTATGGAGTTATGATTGTTTCGTAACGGCAATGATTGGGCGAATTAGAAAGCATTTTAACCCTAGTATTTAAATTCTCCCCCCAAAAATAAGGAAATATCATGGCTACGAAAAAGATTGAGTTTGAGCTTATTGTCGATACAACTAATTCAGATCGTTCAGTAGTTCAATCAGAAAAAAGAATCCTATCACTTAATTCAAACTTAAAAGATTCCGTAGCCAAGATTGAAGTTTTTAAGAAAGCCTTAGAAACCGGAGGAAATAAGCTTCCAGCTTTAGACTTGTTAAAACAGTTCAAAGTAGAGCTTGCCTCCGCTTCTAGGGCGGTTAATTCTTTAAAGGAAAGTTCAGAAAAATCCTTTCTTAAAAATTATATTTCTGAAGCTAAAGCAACTCCTCTTCCTTCAAGAGTTTCTGGGATTGTTAATCCAGGGCAGGGAAGCACTTCAATTGGAGATATTTCAACAAAGAATTTGTCCTCTCTCGAAGCGGCTTATAAAGCTTCAGTTCTTAAAGGACAGGAGGCAATTTCTAAATCCTTAGCAAAACAACTTGAACAAGCACTTAAAAGCTCAAGTCTAAATCTTACACAAGCCGGAAGTACAAAAATTACTTCCGATTTAATCTCTCGCTTGTCTAATTTTCAAGCAGAAGGAAAACTTTCCTCTTCAATCCCTACTCGTCTAACTAATTATTTAAAAGAGACTGACCGTCTATTAGCAGAAAAGTTACAGCCTAAACATATTACTTGGGCTGACAATATGACTAAACTAATGGGGCAAAGCGCAACACAACGTTTTACTTTACCGAACGCACAAGCTTTATCTCTTGAAGAACAGCAAGCTGCGCTTCGAGAAAAAACTAAAAAAATAGTTGAAAGCTATAAAGCGTTCTTTAAAGAAAAATTAGTAGATTTAGATTCTTTAATCCTTAAACATTTACCTGTCAATCCATATCAATCAGCAATCGGAAGAAAACAAGAAGAAGTAACTAAGGCTAATACTCCACCTAAGCTTTCAAATATTGCTCAGAGGGCAACAAGTATTCATGCAGATACTTTATTAAACGAAGAAAAACTATTTAATCAGTATAAAGCTTTAACCCCAATTCAAGCTAAACTTGCGGAAATAGCTACCTTACAAAAACAATTAAATACTATTTCCCCAAGAGGAAATTTACTTGAGTTGTGGACAGAAACATCCAAAAGAATTCATGAGGCAAAACTTGCCTTAGAACAATATATTAAAACAGAAAATTCGTTAAAGTTTCAAAAAGGTCTTAATGATTCTGTTCTTCCTTTCGGACGAAAACAATTAGACCTCGCAAATTCTAAAGTATTTACAAAAGACACAAATACTGCAAGAGCTGAAGTTGAAAATAAGCAACTTTTAGATACGATTCAAAGAAGATATAATAATCTAATCTCAAGGACTGCGGCTAAGGTTGACGGAACAACTACGGAAGAAGATCGTAAGGCTTTACTTGCTAGGATGTCTATGCTTGGTCAAAAAGCGGAAACTTCTTTAGGACAAGCGAAGACTATTGCTGACGCAAAGCTTTTAACCGCTGCTTATAAGGATCAATTGGCTATTTTAAAAGAGCAAAGTTTAAAAGATACGGAAATTCAGCAAAAGTCTAAGGATATTGTTTCAGCAATTCATACAATACAAGGAGCTGGACTTTCTTCTTCTAATACACAAAAGTATATCCGAGAATTATTAGAAGCAAGAAATACTTTAACTGAGATTGATATGCTTCAACGTAAGCAAAGACAGTACGATACAAGAAATTCTCGCGCACTTTCTTATGGAGGAAATGCTCTTAATACCTTAGAACAACAACAACAATTAAGAATTGTAGAATCTAAATATGGAAACACAAGCTTACGCGCCATAGACTTAAACGAACAACAACAATTAGAAGCTCTAAGAGCTAAAGCTAGTAGAAAAATTTCTGCTGCAAATTCTTCATTACCTGGAAACGCTTCGCCTTCTGAACTTCAAAATCATAAAAAAATTATCGACGCTATTTCTTCTGCCTATGTTAGGCAATCTGACGCTGTTAGAAATAGTAGTCAAGCAATGCGGGATCAAAGTGCCGCAATTCAAGCGCAACTTCACGCAAGCACAAACTTGCTTGTTAAGATTTCGGAATATGTTATTGGTTATAGGTTAGTTAATTCTGTTGTTGAGAAAACAATTGGCTTCTTTAAAAATATTCCAGACGTTGGAGTTAAGTTTGAAAACGCAAAAGCTGTTTTCCAAGCTATGTTCGTTACAACTAAAAGTGTTAACGAGCAATTTACTTTCTTAGACGCTGTAGCGGATAGAACCGGAGCAAGGATTAGAAGTTTAAGAACAGAGTTTGGGGATTTTTCAGCTTCAGCTCTTGCCGCAGGGGAATCTGTAATTAATGTTCAGCAAAGTATGGCAGATTTGTCAGACGTTGCTACTGTAATGCATTTACCGGAAGAGAGAATTCATAGCGCTTTAGTTGCTGTCTCGCAAATGTACGCGAAGAATCAAGTAATGTCTGAAGAATTAAAAAGACAGCTTGGTAATACTTTGCCTGGAGCTGTAGCTATGTTTGCTAGAAGTCAAGGATTGAGTACAAAAGAATTACTCGATCAAATGAAAGCAGGACTTGTTAAGCCAAAAGATACTGTTCCGCAATTCTTAGCATTTTACAAATCTGTTTTTGCTCCACAAAATGCGTTTGAAACGGCAAGTCAAGGCTACTATGCTAATCTTGGACGTATGGAAAATGAATATATAAGACTTAGTGAGAGTATTTATAAGAAATTTTCTTCTAATTTAATAGGTGGGGTTAAAGTAGGAACTGACGCTTTAAAAACTTTACGAGAAAATCTTGATGGAATCTTGCTGGTTCTTAAAGATATTGGGATTGTTGGAGGAGCAGTTTTAGGTATAGCTGCTTTAAAAAGCGCAGAAAGAGGAATCGCTGGGTTGGCTTTGGCTTCCTCTATTAGAGGAGGAAGAGCTTTACCTAATCCGGCAATAGCTCGTCCAGCAACCCTTAACGCTACTAATCCAGCACATCTAGCTATGTTTACTACGGCTGGAGGAAATTTACCGCAATTTATCGCAAACATTAAACCTATAGTTCTTGAAGCTTGGCAAAGGTTTAGCCCGTTAGTAACAAAAGCAGTGAGTGCTTTAGTTGCTTATGAAGTAATTGCAGATAGGCTTAAAAATACTAAAATAAATTTGGGAGAAAATCTGGATGCTTCAGCTTTAGAAGTTTTTTCCTTAGAATTAGGAAAAGTTGGAGAAGCTTATAGTGCTTGGGTTAAATGGGCAGAAAAACCTCTATTACTTCAAATAGGACTTGATTCTTCTTCTTCGTCTTACAAAGCTTTGCAAAAATTATTAGATAACTTAGATTATTTAAATCCAGCTTCCAATGCCGAAAGGTTTAAAGGTTTAGTTTTACAAGGAACTGGACAGGCTTTAGACTTATTTACTCCTCAAAGCACGAAAGACGAACTTAAAGCTCAAAAACTTGCAGAAAGACAAAAACAACAAACCCAGACTCAATTAGAAGAAATGCAACAAGCGACACAAAAAATGCTTCTTGCTGAACCTGTTCACGCCGTCGAAAGTTTATTAGAAGGAAAGAACTTCACAAGAACTATTGATATTGTTGGAAAAGCCGTAACTACACAAATTAATGCAATCTCTCAACGTGCTAATATTGAAATTCAACGCTTAGAACAAAGAACTTCTAATTTGGATCGTAAAGTTCAGCTTGGTTTACTTTCTTACGGAGAGGCTAGAGATCAAAAATTAGCTGTAATAGATCAGAAAGCGCAAATACAAACCGAAGTTTTAAATAAAGAAAGGCAATATCAGTCAATTCAGCAAGGATTAATTAAACAATTTTCTGAAGGAAATACTAAACTTCAAGTTCTTGCAAGTAATGTAGCTAGTGCTACAGATGCTACCTTTAAAGATAAACAAATAGTATCTGGACAACAAGAACTTAATGTTAGAAATAAGCAAACAGGACAAGTCGAACCTCAGACTATTACAGGTTTAGGGTATTTCATTAATGAAGACCCTGCTTATGGGCATGTTCCAGATGTAAACGAACGTATAGCAGAACTTACTAAAGTTGAGAAGCAAAGAGGAATTTATGCACAACTTTTAGCTGAAAGTAAGGCTTCTGCGGATGAGACTGGGAAAATAGTAGATTTAAATCCTGGAATTACGACTAATCCTTGGCTAGGTTTACCGGCTTCAGTTTCTAGCTCAGCTATAAAGACTGATAATGAGAAATTAGCAAACGCTATAAAACTTAACACAGAGGCATTAGAGCAACAAACAAAATTATTTCAAACTCTTGGGGAAGAGACTATAAAAATTGACCAAGGAATAGGTAAACCTTTATCTGATGAAGAGATTATATATTCTTTTCAAAGAATAGCGCAAGGAGGAGATGGGACTTCTTCCGCCGAAACAGCTAAGAATGTTCAAGTAACAATGCAGCGTTTAGGAGAGTCTCTTAACGCTTTAATTGATAAAGAATCAGCTAAACAAGGAGTTCCTGCCGATTTTATTAGAAGTCTTGTTACGGCTGAATCTAAAGGAAATCGTTACGCAGTTTCTCCAACAGGTAATAAAGGACTTATGCAGCTAGGAGCTGGAGTAATAAAAGATTATGGAGTTACTGATGTTTTTAATCCTGAGCAAAATCTTACTGCCGGAATAGCTTATGCTGGAGACCTTTACCATAAATTTTCAAACACAAAAGGAGATTTAACTAAAGTTGCTGCTGGTTTCAATGCTGGACAAAATAATGCAGCTCTTACCGCAGGAAAAATGGATAAACTTCCGCCTGAAACTAAAAATTATATGAAAATTGTTGGAGAAAACTTTAAAGTTATAAATAGTTTCGGAGAAAATCTTTCTAACCTTGCTAAACTTCCTTTAAAAGATCAAGTTGTTCAAGCACAGTCTTTTTCTAAAGGTTTTCAGACTGCTCAAGCTATGAAAGACATAGATTTACGCCAAGAAAGCTCATTAGCCGCTAGGTCAGATAGTAAAGCAATGATTTGGGACAATCAAACTTTGGATGCTTTACAAGCTGAAAGAGATAAGCGTTTAGAGATTGCTAACTTAACACAAAGCCTTAAACCTCTTTCCCGGGTTGACTATGAAGCTAGTTTAAGAGAAGCAATAGCTACTAAACGAGACCTAACTCAAAAGGATTTATTAGCTCCAACAAATCAGCGGCTCTCTTCTCCAGAAATAAGCAAACAATTATTAGATTTATGGGAAAAAGATATTCAAAGTAAGCTAAAAATCTATGACTTTAATCAAGCTAGAGTTGATGTTGCCTCCCAAAAAGAAACTTTACAGTCTGATATTACAACCAAAACTAATAGTGCAGAATTTAAACTAAGTACCGTCGAAAGTCAGGTACAAATTCAGATTCCGCTTTTGCAAAAACTCTTAAAGTTCTTAGAAGAACAAGCCCCAAGTGAAAAAGCTAGAATTGCTTATGAAGTAAGCAGCGGACAGCTTTTACCAACTCAGGGAGAAAGTAAAAACAAGCAATTAGAAGCTGAAATTGCTGATCTAAAAATTCAATTAGCTTTACTTAAGCCTAGTCTTAAAGAAGCGCAAAGAGCTGACTTAGTTTCTAGGGAAAACGCTTTAGCTATTGTCCAACAAACAAGAATGAATACTTATGACTTTCAGTCTAAAAGCCCAAGCTCTCAAGCTTTTGAGCGTGGACAAATGGGGCAAAGTAGTTTACAAGTTGGAGTAAGAAATCATGAAGTTGTTATGTCAGATATTGGCGAAAGATTATCTAAAAACCAACTTACTAAAGATCAAGCTGATGAACAATTTGCACAACAAAGAGATCATTTATCACAACTTAAACAAGCTTCGGAAGAATATGTTAATTATTGGAAAGGAGAAGTTACTTCAGCAGTCCAGCAACCGTTAAAAACTATGCTCCTGGATTGGAATCAAGCAGAAAATTCCATGAAGCAAATTGGTATGAATATTTTAGGAAGTATTGCTGATAACATTACCTCCAGTTTAACAAAAGGAATAACGGATATGTTATTTGCTGCTGAAACTAAAGCAGCGGCAATGCAGGCTATTAGCTGGATTTCTGGAGGCTTCTTTTCTTCTGGCGGAAGTGTCCCAGGTTATGCTTCAGGGGGAGATACTTCCCTTAACCCTCAATTTATAAACTCTACACAAAGAATAAGGGGAGCAGGAACAGGACTTTCTGACAGCATTCATGCCGTTGTCCCAAAAGGAAGTTATGTTCTTAATGCAGAGACATCAAAACGAGTAAAACTTTCTAATGGCGAGATTGTTATTGATCCTAAGACGGTTAATAAGATAGGGAAGCATAAGCTTGATAAAATTAACTTTGGAGGAAATTATGCAAGCGGCGGTAGTGTTGGAGAAAGTGAATTTATTAATAACAGACAAACTAGACCAGACAGAAGCCCGAATCAAGTTACTCAAAAGCAAGGCGATACATTTAATGTTTCTATTACTATGCAATCTTCAGGAGATCCTGCTAAAGATGGAGAATTGGCTGCTACTTCTTTTATAGAGAAAGTTGCTCAAGTTACGGCAACAAAAACAGTAACACGTATGATGAGTACACATATTAAACAGCAACATAAAAAGGGGTAACGTATGTTAAATATTGACTTACCTTTGCCGGATAGGGTAAAATATCCCTTGGAGACTTCTACCTCCTATTTAGGAGGGAATGGGGACGGCTTTATTTATCAAGGGGATCAGTTTAGGACAAAATTACCGAACGTTAGTATTGTTTATGAGAAACTAACTTATACTGAAGCTGAAACAATATTAACAGCTATTAATTCCTACATAACAAGTCAGCCAGCTAGAATAATATTTAATTCTACTAATTTTATAATTGCTTCGGAAGGAATTCAAGAGAAACGAGGAAATGGTTTAGTTGATTTAAAAATTGCTTTGCAGGGAGTTTTTTAATGCTTAGTTTCTTAACTTTGCCCGATTTACCTTTAGAAACTCCTTACACTATTTCTTGGAAATTTCCAGAAGTTACTCCAAGTCCTTACGGTTATTTAGTTACCCAAAATATAGGTTTTAATTTTGTTATTAAGACCTTAGAACTTAAATATGTAAAGCTTACTTTAACTGAATTAAATAGTCTGTTAGTTAATTTCAACGATACGGACGCGGAAAAATTACTTCAAATTAATCTTCCCGATGGAATAACTGTTAAAACTTTAAAACCTATGAACTATTCCACCTCAGAAGAAAATGTAATTCAAGCTAATGCCTACTCCAAGCGGTATTCTTTAACCTTTAAAGTAAGGATAGTTCAATGACCGAGGAAGAACAGAAGTATATCGAAAAAGAACTTGGGCTTCCCGAAGTTATTAACCTGTTTAAGATTAAACTTGAAGCAGTTGAGCATTTCTTTTGTGGGGACTTTAGGCTTGATCCAGTATTTTGGAACTCACAAGAATGGGGATATGCTCCTTTATCTATTGCTGAATACCGTTTTAGCGAAGATAATGCTTCTCCAACTCCTACATTAAGTTTAGTAAATTTAGCTTCGTTTTACTCCGAAGCAATTGCTAGTTTACCGGCACTCGAAGGAGCTGAAGTTACTTATTATCAAGTCTACGTTACTGAAGTTTTTTCTACTCTTTTAGAAGCAACTTCTTCAGCTTATTCTGGAAAATTTACTTTTAAATTAGTTCAATTACTTTCCAAGAATCCACAAAAATTACAATATCGGATTGATCCAATTGGATTTCTAGTCAATCAATACGCACCAAGCAGGATTATTCTTAGAGATGGAATTTTTAATCTTGCTTTTCCTGGAGCTGGGGAGAAATATCAATCATGATTAAACATTTAGAAGCACAATTAAAAGAATTAACACTTTCAGAGTTTCCCAAAGAAGCTTGTGCTTTATGTACGGAAAATGAAGTTTATCCAATTAAAAACATAAGCGAAGAAGAGGATCATTTTATTTTTTGCCCAATTGAATTTGCAAAACTTGTTAAAAAACTTGGCTCATTAAAAAGTATTAAGTATCTTTGGCATAGTCATGTAAGAAAGGCTAATTCTTTGTTTGATATTAGGACACCTTCAGAAGCAGACTTAGAACTTTTTACTAAGTTTAAAATTCCACTATTAATTTCGGGATACGATGGAAACATTTTTTATCCTACGGTAGAATTTCCAAAAAAATTACAAATTTGTTCAAAATATACAGATAGGCCATATATTTGTGGAATTTACGATTGTGGGACTTTAATTCAAGACTATTACTATAATGAACTTGGGATTGAACTTTTTTATTCATTCAAACCAGAATACTTGTTTCCAAAAAATTGGCAAAAAGCAGTAAAAGATTTTCTTATTTTAAATTGTTTTAAAGAAGTTAAAGGAATGCCTAGAACTTCTGATGTCTTAATCGTTCCTATGCTTCATATACCGGAAGCGCATGGAGTATTAGTTTACAAGAATCCAAACTTTATTCTCGATCAGAAAGAAGTTTCAAGACTTTTAACCATCGAATCATATCTTTGCTCTCCACATAAAATTTATCGTTTCGATTTCTCAAGGTTTAAGGAAAAATTCTTATGAAACTTATTTGCATATTCGCTGATGAAGAAAAAGGGTTAGTTTCGTATTCTTACGAACAAAAATTCTACAGCTTAAATCACATTATGGAATTTTTAGAATTTGCCCATCCAAAAGTTTTTAAAATGTTTAACAAGGCTGAGTATACAATTCTTTTGCAAAAAGAAGAAACTTCTGAACCTTTTGCTTGGAAACTTGGAACTAATTATGAAAACTTTAATTTTGAATACGTTTATTTTGTTGAAAAAGTTGAAGGAAAGCTTATTACAACAGCCTCCATTGCTTCATTTTTAGTTGGGCTAGGGCTATCGGCAGGAACTGCTGCTATCGCAGCTCAAGTAATAGTACTTGTAGCCCAACAACTTCTTATGGCAGCTATAATGTACGGCATCGGACAAATTATGCAAGCCTTATCTCCAACTCAAAGCTCCGACTCAATGTCAGGAAACAAAAACTTTAACTTTAATCAAATTCCCAACATAAATACACAAGGAAGTTATATTCCTTATAATTTTGGAGATTACTTATGTGGAGGAGTAGTCGTAGGGCGTAGAATGGATACCTATTCAATGATCGTAACCGATAACTTTGAGAATCCTTCTCTTCCAGAATCTTTACCAACTATTCTTAAAGCGGATTTAAGCACTGCTGCTGAAGGAACTTGGTATAAAATAAAGAGTTCATAACATGTCAGATTCTCAAACTACAAAACAAAATCTAAAAGTTCTTCTTGCTGTTGGGGAAGAAATTACAGAAATTTCAGACATATTAGTTAATGGCGTTTCTATTACTGACTTGGATATAGCCTTTGCTTATACTAAAGGAACAGCAACTCAACCCCATATTATCGGGTTTGAAAAAGTAATTTCCGATGCTTTAGGAGATACAGACTTAGGAGCAAACATTGGAGAAATGTCTGTTCTTTATCATGTCCCAAGAACGGGAGAACTTCCTTCCACCAATGTAGATATTGGCATTTATTTTCCAAACGGACTTTATCATGTCTTTCCTAATGGAAATATCGCAGGTTATGGAGTTACTATAAGAGTTGAAGCTTGCATCTTTGGAGAACCTTTTCCTTCTTTACCAGTCGGACAGCAATATAAAGAATATCCTATTTCTTTAAAAACTTTATCCCCAGCAAGAAGAGTTATTACTTTCATGCGTCCTTCTTGGATTCCAGCTAATGTAGATTGGGACATTAAGGTAACTAGATTAACTCCCCCTTCTGATCCTCCAGGAGAAATTGGCGAACTTTTCATAAACGCAACTAAAGTTAATTTTACTACTTATGCTTATACGCCTAGACAAACTTATGCAGGGACAGCTTTATTAGCTATTTGGGTAGAAGATATTACAATAATTAACAATACTTGGCCTGAAGTTACCGTAAGAAATAAAGGAATGCAAATGTATTGTCCGGCAAGCGAACATTATAATGCAGTTACTAAAACTTACTCTGGAGTTACTCCCTGGGACGGAACCTTTACTCAAAAAACTTTTACAAACAACTTAAGCTACTGTATTTATTCAATTCTTAGCCCATTATTAACAAAAACTGTTCCAATAAATTCTACTGGAGGTTTGTTAATGGATATTATGGTTTCTTTTGGGATTCCAGAGGCTAATTTAGGAATTTATAGTTTTTACAATTTTGCTAAATATTGTGATGAAACATATCTTGGAGTTCCAAGATATACAATTAATAAGCAATTTGTTGAAAGAATGCCTAGAAAAGATTTACTAAACGCTATGCTTAGTTTAGGTAATGCAAAATTAACTAGAAAGCATGGTCTTTTATGTATTACTTGGGATAAAAAACTAACAACGGAAGAATTAGACGCAACTACTTTATTAATTCCCGAAAATACAGCAAGCGGTTTTGAAGAATCCAGATCGCATATCTCTGAACGCTATACTCATGTTTCGGTAGTTTTTGAAGACGCGGAAAACAATAATGTAGTTTCTTCTGTTCAGGCGGATAGCTTAGAATTAGTAAACTTTTTAATTGGAATTTCTTATCTTCCAGGGGGAACGAGTCCTTTATATTTTGTTAATAAATTCGGTTACAGTGCTACAAATATTGAATTAACTGGAGCTATGACTTACCAATCCGCTTTAATTAAAGCGCGAGGATTACTTTTTGATTTCTTAATTGGAAACACTTTTATTACTTTCTCAGGAGGTTATGAGTTTAACTCATTCTGGGATGGGCAGATTATTCGTACCATTGATACTTCCTTATCTTCAGCCAAAACTTCAGGAAGAATTCTAAGTTACGAAGTAATTTCCACACTACATCATTTAGTTCTTAAGGATGAATTAACTTTAACTCCAAGCTCTTTTGTTTACTTTTACCTTCAAGACGCAAGTTTAATAACTTCTGAGCCTTTGACAAACTTGGAAAATTTCTTAACTTTAGAGCCGGTAAAAGTTCAACCTCATGCTAGCAATTTTGCCGTCGGAGAAACAACGAAAACAAGTACTACTTGGATTTTTTCTTTAATTAATAACCCAATAGATAATACTCCTTACGTTAAGGCTAGCGAAGAGATAAAAACTTGGACAATATCAAATATTGACTTTGCTGATAATATTTTTACCATACGAGCTAAGGAATATTTTCTGGAAAAATTCGACTTTATTAATTTATCTTACGTTAGAACTCCTGTCGAACAAATATTTACAGCTCTTCCGGCAGTTCAAAATGTAGATATTAATTTAAACATTAAAGAAGGATTTTCCGCAGCGCAGTTTGAATTTGAAATAAAATGGCAACATGTGCTTCCAAAGTATATTTCTCATAGTTTAGTAATTACTTACGATTTTTTACTCACTATGTTTGATGGAATGGAATATAGATTAAGTGTTAAAAGGTCTTTTTCTGCCCATGTTTTTGGTGAAGATATTATGACTGCAACGATTACGCAAGAACATCACGCTACTTTGCAAGCTTTAGTTGAAAATTATGGAACTTACTTTCTTACTACCGCTGGATCAGCCTTAACCATAGACATTCCAGTTATTTTAACAATTGGAGCCTCTGTTAGTAACTTACTTATGGGAATTAAACCTAGTCCAATAACAACTTACAGAGAAACTATTACAGTCAATCGCCCAAGTATTAACTTTATTTCTTAGGAGAAACTATGCCTATAGTAATTACAACAAAATCTATGGAAGCTTTGACTATAGTTCCTAGGATTACTGAAGATTGGAATACTGCGTTAACCTCTGGTAGAGCTTGGAGAGATACTGTAACGACAATAAATTCCCCGATCTTTGGAGAACTTTTTGTAGGAACGGTAGAATATGTTAGTGAATTTGTCTACATTCAAGTTGTTAAAACTCAGGCCGGAACTTTAAGAACTTTTAGAAGAGTTTCACATGAGGTAAGTTCCGTACTTACTTGGAATGCTTGGACAGAACAACTTATTCAAACTCCTTTAACTGCTGGAACAAATATTACTATTGTTGATAATGTGATTAATAGTCAAGGAGGAGAAATATATACTCCAATGGTTTTAGGAGGCTTTAATGATGATATAATAACAGTAGATGATTTATATAAAATTCCGAAATTTATGACTCTTTCTGACGGAAGAATAATGCTAACGAGGATAAATTCATGACAATTACTAAACATAGAGATCAGCCTGTCGGGCAACGACATGGAGTACATCAGTGGGAATTTCCTACCAGTACTGAACGAGATGCTCATACTTATGCAAATAGTGATGTAGGAAAAGAAGTAAAATTAACTGATGGAACTTTTTGGAGAATTATTTCTGTAAGTAGTGGCGTAGCAACTTTTAGAGAAGTTGCTAAAGATATTTCGTCTTTAGAAAGCATGTTAGCAAATACCAGTGGTACAAATACAGGAGATCAAGACTTAAGCGGCAAACAAGATGTTCTTGTATCGGGAACAAATATAAAAACTATAAATGGGCAGTCGCTACTAGGGTCTGGGGATTTGATTGTCGCTGGTACGACACCTAGCGCTCCGATAGAAACCACTGTGCCGATAGAGCTTACTGTAAGTGCGTCGATTTCAAAAGTTACGCCAACAGACTACGGTATGGCTTTTATATTCCCCGATGCCACAACTTTTGCTGATGCCGCAACTAATGTATACATCATGGAAAATGCGGGCGGGTACCCAATACGCGTTTTAAATAATGTCGGACAATTATTAGGATTTATTCCTGCAAAAACAACCAGTGTAGCCAGTTTAATGGATATATCCACGCCTGCTGGAATTTGGAGCTGTAGTAATCTAGAATTTTTTGGTATATCAGCCAGATTGCTAGGGACTGCTGTTTCAGTAATATATACGGTAATTAATTTAGGAGACGGCAAAGAATTAATATTATTTGATAAAAAAGCAATGATTTATGACAAATATAATAATATCTTCGGGTCTATAGTAACGATAACAACTAATACGGTAATTAACGAAGGAATAGATGGGGTATTATTACCCAGTGGTAAAATACTAATTGCTTGGATAGAAACTGCTACAAAAAATATACTACGAGCAGAAGTTTTGTCCATAACTGGAATAACGATAACCATAGAGTCAGGAGGATATAGTAGTTATACCGCGGCTAGTAATTTTAGTAATCCAACAACTTTTGGGGAATTTATAATGCAGGCGAAGGTAAGCATTATTTGCTAGAAAATAATGGCTCCTACGCTTTATGCGCTACTTTAGCCGGAGGGTCAACAATCCTAATAGCGTTATCTGTTACCGATGTTACTGTCAGTATCGGCAGTCCGGTAACTGTGGTAGCGTCTACTTCTGTCCATTGTTTTAGTAGACACCCTAATTGTTTAGCTGTTTGTTTTTATGATACTAATCCGAAAGTCTCACTCTATACGCTAAGCGGTACAACCATTACTACAGTTTCGACCTCTACTGTAGATGTATTTTCAGGTACACCTACTTTTTATTCGATGGGTTTTTTATACACGAGCACAGATAAACTTGTTTGGGTTTATAAAAACTATACTTACGCTGGAGGCTTTATTTGCGCCTTGCTGTCCATTTCAGGAACATCTATAACCATTAGTTATGTTGTTGCTACATCAGTTAGTTCGACATATTCAGTAAGGGACTTGAAGGAGATTAGCCCTAATAGATTTTATTTAAATCTTGGAGAACCTACAGATCCTGGGCGTGATGTTGTTCTTATTGATACCGCTGGATCAATTTCTATTTTTAGTAATTTTTCTAGCCTGCTCGGCATTCAGGCTGTAATTCTTAAAACTCAGAATGATTTACTCTATTCTTTATCGGGTACTACCTCTGCACTTTTACAATATATAAACACAATAGATACAACAACCAATCCTCCTACTTTAATTAATCGTCAATATTTTCCAGCTAAAGGAAACACCGCCCTAGTTTCTGCGTATTACTACAATTTTGTTTTTTCTGAAAGTATGTTTGAGGAGCCTTCTAATAGATTTGTACTTTCTGGAGGCTCCTGTGATGTTTTTCTAAAAAGTGTCACAGAGAATTTCGTAACCTACACTTTAGTGAATAACGTACCCAGTTGTATCTCAGGTAGTCCTTATACTGCTAATTTACTTACTTTAGATTTTGCTAAAGGGTATGCAAAAAATACTAGCTATTCCTTTAGTGGATTAAGTTCAAACTGTTTTAAATTGGAGGTTGCAGAAATTTGATTTTGCTGTATAGAACTCTTAAACTTGTTCAGGCAATTAAAAAAGTTTTACTATTTCTAGTAATATTTTAAAAAATTTGCGATCTTCCCAAAAAATAAAATGAGGTAAAAGCTAATGGCAATAAATGATGGTATTCATAGAAATAGTGGAATTGGAGAAAATCATGTTTTACAAAACGCTGAATTTGCTGATGCTACGGCAAGAGAAGCGGTAACAACTTACACAAGCGCAGATATTGATAAGATAGTTAAGCAAGTTGATACAAATACATTGTGGAGATGTATTGATGTAGTGTCAGGCGTGCCGACATGGGAAGCCATCAAAGGAGGAAGGCAACTTATAACCGTTTTTAGTAGTGCCAATAGAAATATTGACGCTAGTTGGTTGAATAATACAGTATTTTATAATTACTCTGATGTTTCCTCCTCTTTAACTTTTACTAGTGCTGTTCTCGATCCTTACGAAACCGCAGGACAATCCATTGAATTTATTTTCAATAGCCCAGACCAGACGCTAACTCTACTTGCGGAAGGAACAAATAATTTTTTGATTAATGGAGTATATTTAACTAATACATTTACTATAGATAGAGTATGCCCAATAAGAACAGCTAAGTTCACAAAGCTTCCTGGATCAGGGTATTGGTTAGTAGAAATATCATTACTTCCAATGTTTAACAATGGGGCTTTATCTGACCCAGCGCCAACGGGAAGTCCATTTACTTATACAAATACAGACATCTCTTTTAATATAATGCAGCTTTTGATCTCAGGTGGAACTGTATCAAATATAGAAATGATTAGTAGTCGAGCTGGAACAGTTACTATTGCTCCCTCTACAGCAAACCCTGTAACTATATTACTCAGATATGGAGATTCTGTTCGAGTAACTTATACAGTAGCACCTACTATAGTATTTCTATAACTTTTAACTAAATAGTAAATTTAAATTTTCTTAATTCATTTTTAAACTAAACAGAAGGACTTCAAATGCAATCAACTTTAACTGATACAACTTTAATTCTTACTAGGAATTACAAAATTCCTTTTACGATAACTTTTAACTCTGAGGACGTAGGAAGAAAAATAGAACTTACTTCTAATAATGGCGAAGAATATTTTGAACCTACAGCAGATATAACTTCAGCAACAATGCTAGTGCTTGTTGTTAATTCTCCAATAACCGGAATAAAATTTACAGGAGCGATAGGTGATACTATCGTAGTGGTGGCTTAAAATGAGTTTTCCTTCAAGTGGTACAGGCGGTGGCGGTGGTTCTGGAACTTCAGATACTTTAGAGTCAACACAAGTTTTAGTTAAAACAGCGGTACAAGGAATCAATACTAAAACTCCAGCATTAGGGCAAGCTTTAGCGTCTGGATCAGTTCCAGTAGTTTTAACAGCGGCTCAATTAACAACTTTAACTCCCGTTTCTGGACTTACGGACACCGAACTTAGAGCAACGGCAGTTCCAGTAAGTCTTTCTGGAGTTTCAACTTCAGCAAAACAAGATACTCTTGCAGGACTTATTGGAGAAGTTCAAGCAAGTCCGACAAGTAATACTCTTCTGGATCGTGTAAAAGCCCTACTTACTGGAATAGTTCTTTCCGCAGGAACGTCTATTATTGGTAAAGTAGGAATTGATCAAACAACTCCAGGAACTACAGATAGTGTAACTATTAAAGCAAGTGTTGGAATTGGGAGTTTAACTGAAACAGCTCCAACTACAGACACAGCAAGTTCAGGGCTTAACGGAAGATTGCAAAGAATTGCTCAAAACCTTACCTCTCTTATTACTTTCTTTTCGCCAATTACTACAGCAACATTAAGTAATGTTTCAGGAAGTGCTTCAAGTGTTACTATTATTGCCTCGAATTCGTCAAGACGAAGATTAATTATAGTAAACGATAGTACGGCTAATTTGTATTTAAAGTTCGGAGCTACAGCTTCTACTACAAGTTATACAGTTCTATTAAATGCTGGAGATACTTATGAATCTCCAATTTTTGCTGTTTATACTGGAATTATTGATGGAATTTGGTCTAGTGCTACAGGTTCAGCCAGAATAACGGAGATGTCATAATGCCTATTCTTAAAAATTCACAAAAACTTATCTTAAGAAAGGATACTTGGGCAAATAGAGCAAATCTTATCGCTTACGGAGAAGGACTTTACTATTTTACCGATTTACAAACTTATGCTTACTACGATGGGTCACAATTACATGTTCCTGTTTTTCCTTTAAAAAATGATGGAACGGGATATTTAGTTCCTTCTTTAACTGCTGCTAATGCTGCTACTTATTCTCAAACCGGAACAACGATTACTGTTGCTGCTACAGGGCATGGCTTGCCGCAAAACAATGCTTTAGCTAATGGAAGTCAGGTTTACTTGGTTATAGGTTCAGGATTAGCTACTTCTGGCTGGTATACAAATTTTCAATGCAGTAATGCGAATACTTTTACTTGTACGTCAACCACTTCTCAAACTACTACAGGAACTATTAATACAAATACGTCTGAAACAACAATTACCCCACTTTCAGTAACTTTACCTGGAGGAATTTTAGGCATAAAAGGTAATTATAGGAGTTTTATTAAATTAATGATGGATACTGGAGCCTACCCAAAAACTCTTAAATATTACTTAGGAGGAACTATTGTACATCAACCAGTCGCATTTGCCTCGGGACAAATTACCGCCGAACATCAAATAATGGTAAGTAATTGTGAAGATGCGGCTAAACAAATTGGAGCTGCCGGAGGAGCCTCGGCTGGTCTAACTTACGCACAAACAAGTGCTTTTGCTTCTGCTAGCGTTGATACTACTGCTGACCAGACAATTAGTATCTCTTGCCAACTAAGCACAGTTAATACTTATATGTTGGTAAAAAAACTAATAATTGAAGTAATGCCGCCAAGGAGTATATAAATGATTTATACAAATATTTCAATTCAAGAAGCTTATGCCCTTCCTGAGCCTAAGAAAATGATACTTAACGATAATACTGCTACAGTGTATACGGAAGGAGATATTCCTATTGAAGAGATAGTAGTTGAAGTTGTCCCTGATTATCTTTTTAGAGATAGATTTACTGACGTGGAAATGACAGCAATTCTTAACTTAGCTTATCGCGATTTAGACGTTAATGCTATGAAAGGTTTATTACTTTTGCAAACAGCATCAGGAGGGGTTCCTTTAAATCGAACTGATGTTAATCAACTTCTCGATTATTTTACTTTTGTTGGAGTTCTTGCTCCCGGAAGAAAAGCAGAAATTTTAAGTTAATTATTAACTCCCTAGGAAATTCTCCTAGGGAGCTTTTTCTAGAATTATGAAGCTAATCTCAGCATTTCTTGTTCAATTTTTACTATAGTTTTTTCGTTTAATAGTTCCAACAATTCAAATTCCGTATCTTTTACTTTACAGCTTGTAACTTCAATATAAGCATCTTCCCCTTCTGTCCAAGCGTCTGAACTTCCGGTTAAACTAGGAAGTTCTTCAGGGAAATAATTTCCTTCAACGGCAAAAATCACTTCATTAATTTCTACTAACATAAAAATTCCTAAAAACCTACACTTAATTTACTAAAAAATCCTGCTATAATTCCTAACAGAAAACAAAGTAAACTTCCAAGTATAATAAAAAAAGTTATACATTTATACATTATTTTTCCTTTTAATTTCCTGAAGAACAAGTTTCAGGAGTATGACTAAACTGACTACAAGGGTTTTGTGCGGCTATTTCCATGTTGATTAAGAGAAAAAGTAAAATTCCTATTATGAAAAGTAATAAAGGTTTCACTTTACCTCCTTTGTGAGGCTAAGCAAGGCTTGAGCATGTCTTATTGCGGCGTCTTTTGCTAAGTGACTTAAACCTAGTTTTATAAGATCGTCTCCGCCTTTCATAATACCATAAGTAAAAGAATCAAATAGTTCATCTTGTAATATATCAACAAAATAAACTATTGTTCCCCATTCTGGAGCAACTCTCAAAGGCTCAGGAACTTCAAAACCATTAATAAGAATAGTTTTAACTTTTCTTCTGTAGGAAACATCTTTTTGCCAATTAGGATGCTGGCTTAAAGTTCCCCAAGTATTCTCGTAACATCCTTTATGTTCCCAACTAAGCCAAGGAGTTTGACTTTCTGCACAATCTTTAATATACTCTAACATTAGTTCATAATGTGGGCAATAAGTAATAACACTTATAGATTCTTCTTCTTCTTCTTCTTCTTCTTCATATTCTGTCACTAAATCATAATTACTTTTTTCATTGTCGATATGAACCCCCCCTTTACTCGTATAATAGAAGCCATTTGTTCCTAAAAACGGATAAATACAATCTTTAAACTCAGAAAGTGTTACTTTATCCCCAGATTTCGTAAAATAGGTTTTTCCCGCTGTAAAGTCTAAACTAGGTTTCATTTTCCCTCCTACACCGAACACAAATATACATACTTATCTGCAATAAAATTTATCTTTCCTTGCAAGCCTTTTATTTCTTCCTCAATTTCCGCAATCAAAACCAAAGCTGCTTCTCTCTCGCTTTCAAAATGTTTACCCTTCTTAATTTTTAAATTTAAAATACTTCCAGGGATAATAAAATTTCCCTCAGAGTCAATTTCTCCCTCCCTCCCCACAACTTCGAACTGTTTTGTGTAATAATATCTTATCATTTCCTCACCTTTAAAAATTTCTTCATTAGTTTGTAAAAAAATTTTTCATTGCTTCTTAATCTCTAATTGTTTAATCCTCTTTATTTCTTCTCCAAACTTACAAATCAAAGTCTGAAATTAATACATCCCATAATAAAACTGTTTTCCCTTTTTCCTCCGCCTCATAACTTGCCAACACTTTAAAGGAAAAACTCTTACAATAACTTTCCACTAACAATCTTAATTCCTCGCAATCCAAAACATGGCAAACTCTTACGGAAAAAGTTTCCCTGTTCATATCAACGATTTTAAGCTTATTTTCTAGGCTTAAATCTACCAATTTATCAACAAATTGGTCATACTTTGTATTACTTTGCATTCATTCCTCCTAATAATTTAAGCCAATCTCAACCCTTATCAACCCAACCAACCCCTAATCAACCCTAACCAACGCCTACATCATACCATTATTAACACCTGAACACAAATTATTTTAAATCTAAATAACCCCTACCCAAACGGCTCCCAATTTCCCATTTACCCTACTCA